ATCGTTATTAAAACCAGTTGCAGACCAATATCTCGCTAACCCTGCTGTTTCGTCTTGGAACGAAAGAACACCCGAACCCCAACGAAAATCCGATGAAGCCGTGCTGTTACCAATGAAATACGAATCCCCTGCGTTTGAAGTCTTCCACCAAAAGGAAATTGATAAAGCCCCTGTCGATGTGTAACTCAATCCAGAGCCGTAAGTAGCACCCGCCAAAGTCAAGGCATTGGGAAGAGTGTAAAGTCGGTTCTGAGAAACCAATCTTCCACCATCAAGAGTCGTATCACGCTCAATCCAAATTGAAGATGCCAAACCTGTGTCAGTCGCAATCAGTTTTGGGTTGGCTTTTGAAATCGTTACGTTCCCAGTAAAGAGCCACGCTCCCGCGGTAGAGTTCTCCCAATCCAAAACATCTACGCTTGAGCTGTTCCGTAAAGTTCGGTTGTTCCAATCGAGCGATTGAATTTCATTTTCGTCATAGGCTTGCCTAAAACCCGTGTGTAGCGTGTTTATGCCGCCTGATGTAAACGGCTGATTCGTTCCGTCAAGAAGGGCGTAGCCTGAGAGCGGTGATGTGCCGAGCCACGCTGTGAAAACTGGATCGGTTTCTGCGGTTAGATAACCAGCGTCGTTATTGAAACCTGATACGTTTATAAGAGCTTGATCGCCTTCGATGTCGCCCCATTCTACTGTGGAGCCAACGCGATCCATGTCTCCCGTATGAGCATTAACCTGATACTCGTCGCCCATTTAAGAATCCAGGTCTATGTTAAATAAATAATCGTAGTCAAGCAATGCGCGAGCAGCCCAGGCCGTCGTATATGAATTTCTTCCAGCAAAGTACCGATACTCTTCCGCGCTCACTTGTTTTAAAATTGTGTAAGCGCCGCTATCGTGCGCTGATCCCCAGTATTTAGGATAAACTCCCTTCACGTCATCAACGTCGTGAATCGAATAAAGCGCAAGCCCTCTCTCCCTAAATTTCGGTAGAAGCGAATCGGCGGTTATCTGCATTTTTACTTCTTTTTATTTATTTCTTTCTCAACCTCTTCAAGAACTTTTTTCTTGAATTCAGCGCGATCCTTGCGAAGCTCTTCTTTCTGAGCAACAATATCCGTTTGCATTTCACTCAGCGCCTTTTCTTTTACAAGCAAGTCAGCTTCATGTCGTGATGCCAGCTTCTCTCTTGAATCAAGAACCTTGTTTCTGTCGCTCTCGTAAACATTGAAATCGGAAACTGATTTATCAAAACTAGATTTCGCTTTCAGAAAATCCTCAATCGGCTTAACACGCGCTTCTCTTTCTTCAATGTCAGCGCATTTGACAGCAAGCTCTCTGCTTTTCTCTTCGAGATTCTTTTCTCGGATGTCCTGATCTTGATCGCGGCCAGAAATCGACTTTAATTTAAGCTCTACTTCTTTGATAAGATCCTTCAATTTCTGAACAAGCTCGTCCATATTTACCCCCAATTAAAACATTAAAAAAAAGTTTCCGACAGCTGCATCAGCACTCGGCTCGAACGGTGGATCAAAAGTCGCTGTGTACCGCGCCACGCCTTTGGCGATGCGGATGTTATCGAGCCTTCCGTTAAGGTAATCTGGTGAACCAACTCGATAGCTAACGTGAACACCATCAGTTCCTCCTGTTATATTAGTCGAGTTAGAATCCGAATCAACTTGCACTCCGTTAATAAATAATTTTACCGTCGAACCAGATCGGCAATAAGAAATGTGATACCAAGTATTTGCTATTGGAGTCCACGCGTAATCCGAAACAAGCCCTCCACCAATATAACCGTAAAGATGCCCTCCATTTGACCAAAGCAAACAGGGACTTAAATTATTTACTTCGATCAGGGCAACATTTCCTGAAACTACGCTCCAGTTGAAGTACCCTTCGATGGTGAAGTCGCCTGTCCCGAAATCCCAATCAGCGTCATCTGGAACAGTCAAATAATCCCCAGCCCCATCAAAATATCCAACACCCGTCCCGATGGAAAAGAAATCCACCTTTGCGGAGCCAACGGGATAAGGTTTGTGTCCTGTGTTTCCATCGTCTTTGAAAATGCAGGAGCGGTAATCTTCAATCCATTTTATTGACGTAGAACCTGTCTGCGTAACGGTGTGTGACAACGCATCAATATAGGTTGTCGTCCCATTGGCTTCGTCGAATTTCAACCATATTGCTGTGTTTGCGTCAGACGCAAGTGTTTGAGCGGGGGTAAACGCCGTTCCCGCGGGGTATTTAGCGTTCTTTGAAAACATGAAATTCCGAACGTAAGCATCATCACCGCTTGAGTCTTTCTGGAAGAAAGTAACTGTTCCGTTTAATGAAATGCTTCCCGCATTGGCAACGGAAGAAATCAATACTCCATTTCGATAGGCGTACATCGTCCCAGAGCTTCTGCAAAAAGCATGGTGAATCCATCGCCCCGTTGGGTAAGTTCCGTAAGTTTGATTTGTAGTCGTCCCGCCGATGCTGACAGCATAGTTTCCACCAGTCACGCGAATATCAATACCTGTCGTGCCACCACTCGCCTTCAACGGATAATATTCAGTGGAGAAAGCAGACATAAATTCGAACCATTCAACCGTAAAGTCACCAGTTCCAATCGCAGAAAGATCAACTGACGCAATATCAATCTTGTCGCTCGCCGTGCCAATGAAACATGACGCACCAATCGGACATTCCGCAGGAGTGTCGAAGTGAAGTAAAAGTTTTGTGTTGGAGTCGGAAGAAAACTGAGTTGTGTTGGGGGTGAAAGTTCCTGTGTACCGAGTTGTGTTTGATAATCGTAGCTCTTTCATCCACCCATCAAAATACGCCCCTGTATTATATTTTCCGATTTGGACGTTGCCCGTTATTCCAGTCATTGAAGCGATACTCGTTACAGTTGTGCCTTGCTGCGCTCCATCGAACCACACTTTTCCGTTTCCGCTTCCATCGACCGTTACGGCGACATGATACCAAGTGTTTATTGATGGAGTTGATATGGCTTTTAGAATGTTGGCAATTACCGCCCCACCGTAGATGTAATAAAAAGCGAGATAGTATGTTCCCGAGGCATTGTAAAGACTGAAATACCAAGCATTGCTTCCGTCCTGATATTGAGAAATTATGTTTTTATAAACTCCATCCGCTGGAAGAGACATAAAATTTATATTGCACTCAAGCGTCATGTCGAGTCCGAATCCGAAATCAGCATGGTCAGGCACGACAACATAATCCGTAGTCCCATTAAAAAACCCTGCGCTCTTATTGAATTTAGCGGGAAGCTGTTTTGCGTTGCCGTTGGCAGTGATAGTTTTCGGAGTTAAGGCAGAGTCCAAGAATGTCGTTGGCGAGGCGATGTTCTCGCACTTGGCGAACAGCTTGTCGTATGAATCGACTGCGATTATTGACATTACGCCTCCGTAACTACCGAAACCGCATGATACTGTGCCGCTGCGCTGTTGTAGATAATTCCAACATACGTCCACTTTCCTGCGGTTGTTGCGGCAGGCAAAGTAACACCGATCGGCGTAATTCCTGTCCATGTCAACGCCTTAGATACACCCGCATCCTTGAATCGGATGATGAACTTCTGCCCGTCTTTTGGAGTTCCTGTGAAAGAAAATGCTGTTGCGTTTGCTACCGCAGAAAGCTGATATACGTCGGTTACTGCCACATCAATTACGGCCGTCGCGTCATCCGTTGTCGTAATAACACGCTGAACGACCTCTTTATTCGTGAGCGTCTGCGTTGCAGTAGGCTTAACGGCCTGGGCTGTAATGGCCTGAGCCACCCTGAGCGATGAAAGATACTTTACGTTGTCAGATCCAGCCTCGGCCTCGGCCTGAGACGCAAGCGTAAATGAACCAGCCGCAGCTTCCGCTGCTGCCTGAGCCGCCTCTGCTGCGATTCTTGCGGTATCCGCGTTTCCAGCTGAATTATCAGCATTCGATTCTGCCGACTCGGCAGCGGCCTGAGCAGCCTCGGCCGCAGCTTGAGCCGCCTCTGACGCGGCAACACTTTCTTCAAGACCAAGTTTATTCTCAAGATACGTTCCACCGTCGTCCCATCCCAAAATTTTCCCAGCTTCTGGCGTCGGAATATCAGTCGAATATCCAAGACTTACAACGTCAGTCCCGAGCGGATAACCAAAAGACCGAATAAGTTTATCCGCGTCTTCTTGGATCATCGCGACCAGCTTGTCAAAATTGTTCTCGATGACGCTGGCCTGAAATCCAGAGCTTGTCGTATATGGATCTGTCTGTGATTTTGGAGTCTCGCGAGCGATGATTACATAATTGGAAGATGTCGGAGCAACCAAGAAAGTGACAGTCCCGCCAGCGCTTCCAGCATTCAACGCCTTGGTAAAGCCTGTGGTCTGCTCGGTGATGACGCCAGTGGAAACATTTTGGAAGAAAACTTTGACGTACTCGGAACTAATCCCGTCCCACGAAAAAGAAAAAATTAAAGTGGCACCGTTGCCCAGAGTTTTTGTCGGCAGATAGTTATCAGAAATAGACATTGAAATCACCTTCCTTGTTTGTAAGGCTATTGGCAATTTCAATAGCTGATTTTACTACAAAATTTTTATTCATTCTAGCTCTTTAATCTGATGGTAATAATTGCTTGACAATTTTTGGAGTTACAATTCTCCCCAAAGAGTCAATTCCCTTGTATCCGTCTTGGCGCTTATACTCTTCCAACGTCACAATCTGATAAAGCGCTTTTGCCAAATCTTCGAGAAATGACAAGAGCCTTACGTTTGAGTATGTCGTCGGATTGAAAGCCTGGATGAAAGTCAATGACTCTCTGAATGCTTTTCTCACAACCTCGCCTACGAAAGAGTCGTCGTCTTCAAATGCACCGCTCGCGCCGCCGACTATCAACGCGGCCAACGCCGTCGTCATTGACGCCCTGAAAATCTCTTGTGCCTCGCGAGTCTGAAATGCCTTGATCCCATCAGTGCGAACATCACGCGCAATGGTATAAAGATTTCTGGATGTCCGATCAAGAATAGGAAGCGCCCAGGATTTATATTTAGTCAGAGTCGATCCAGTTGATGTCGATCCGAAAATCGACTTCGCACCTTCGACCGTTCGGTATCTGCCGATTTCTCTGAGCAGCTGCGCCTTGCGCTCATTGCTTATTTTCCCATCGTTCCATTCTTGCTCAGTTAAAGACCCGAGCAGATGGATCTTGTTCGCGTTGATCGATGATATTCTGAAAAGAGAATAGATGCCCTTCCCGAATTTATCCGCAACCGTATCAGACGTTTCGGACAAATCATCCCAAACGCTCTTTCCTACAAATGCACGATTGTCGCTAACGATCTTTTTTCCCTTGCTGGTCATCGAGCGCTGTATCCCTTTCAGATAACTTTCGCTGCCCATGTTTATAAACGTGACGACCTGCTCGCCGACATTCGATGAAAGACCGACTGGAATATTCAATCCAAGATCGACCATCGTTACAAATGCGTTTATCCCGCGCAGAACTGAGTCAATCTTACCGCCCTGCGGCACAAGGCTGGCCAGGCTGCTTGTTCGTCCCTTTTTATTATTGACCCATTCGTTCACAAACTTCTTTAAGCTGCGATCCATTTCAAGACCGCGAGGCGTAAGCGCCGTCGGGCTTAATGCGTAAGCATAAATATCAAGCGCTGGGATAAGTTTGTCGAGCGATTGCTTTTTAAGGAATGCTTTTGAATACGCCTTGAATGCCTTAGAAACATTCTGAGACGGTTTCAGCTCTCCGCTTCGGCTCATTGAAAATTGAAAGAATTTCTCAAGCGGCAATATGTTTTGAGTGTCGCCTTCCATGATATTGAAAACAGCTTCATCTTGTTTTTGCTGCTCAAACACCTCGGCAAAAGCCTTGATAAGTCCGTCCTCTTTCCATGTCTCAAGGAACCCGCGCCGAATATGCGTAATGTAATTCTCACGGTATTTTTCAAGCGCCTTGTGCTGGATCAAGTAATCTCTGAAATCAGCGAATCGGCTTTGAAGATAAGACGCCAGATCAATTTCCTGGTCTGTCATGTCCTTTGCCAAAGCCTTCTTTGTTTCTGAGTCGGCCTCGAGCCAGCCAAATACACGCTCATCGGTCGGAATCAACTTGTCAACGATCCCCTGCTTTCTTGATGCCCGCGCTTTCTTCGTCAGGTCATCGACTTCTTTTTCTAAGTTGAAAAATCTCTGCTCCGCATCCAGAATCGATGCGTTTGTTTCGTCAACCATCAAACGATAAAAAGGATTCTGCTCGGCCAGAGACGCATCGAATCTAAACCGATCCATTTGCCCGACTTTAATATTTTCAAGTTTGTCTGGCGTCGTATTCAATTTTTTGGCAAGGATCTCTCTCGCTTCGCGAGTCGTCATAATCCCAGCAAGCTCGGTATTGCTTACCGTTTCCAGCTTGCGCGTTGACAAGAATTCATCACCCTTTTGAGTCTCGGCCAGAACCGCATTAAATTCGTTTAATTGCTGCAAGCTCATTTTGTCGATCGCGGGAAACTTAAACGCCTGAATCAAGTTCTCGGTCTTTTTCAGTTCTTTGTCTTGGATCTCGAACAAGATCTGATTTTTAATCTCCCGCTTCTCGGCCAGCTCTGACGACTTTGCATACATGTCCTCGAGGAATAATTTGAATTCGTAATTTGTCATCAGGCGAATATCTTTCTTCGTGATCTTTTTCAGATCGTTGTCATCCAGCCCAAATTGCTCTTGCGCACCGCGAATAAGCATGCGGCGCCGATCAAGTATCTGCTTGGCCGTCTTGACTTCTCCGCGCCCGATCTTGCGCCCCTCTCTAATTCCAGCTTTAATATCCTTTTCGCGCCGCTTCAATATCGTTGTCTCGCGCTGAGTAACCAACGGAACGCGCCCCATCTTTATCGTTTCATCCAGCAAATCCATCTTCAAATCAAGGTCTTCCAGAAAATCAATGAACTCCGATGTGCTGTCAAAGTCATACCCAAGACTTGCATTATTGAATTCATCGCGAATTTCATCGAGCGGCAATCCGCTTGTCTGATTCTTGAAGCGCTTCGGTACGCGGGCAAAGTCTTCATACTCTGGCTCGCCCTTCTCTGGAACTCGGATACGCTTTTTCACAACGCTGAGAATCGCATCAAGCTCGCTGAGATTGTCTTTCGCTGTTTGAGCGCGATCCTTCAAATCTTTTATCTGACTAAGCCTGTCGCGCAATGGTTGAAGCCGCGACTTCTTGTTTATCATCTTGTCTTCATTGCTTATCGCGCTGCCAGCTGATTCGTCTTTTGCTTTTCCATCGGTCGAACTCTTTGACTCTTCCGACGTGAGCATCCGATCAAACACCCGATTTACGTCTTCCGACATTTCAACGCCAAGATCAGAAAGGCTTTTATATATTTCGGTCAACCATTCTTTGAACTTGTCAAACGCCGATTGAAGTTTAAGCACTGGGGATTTCCCCTCTCTCAAATAAATCTCAAATGCTCTAGCAAGTTTCTCTTGTCCCTCGCGGCTCTCAATGTCGCCGCCGACATAATCAATCAATGTCTGATAGTCGCTGCGCGTCTGGGCATCGGCCTTACCAGAGTCAACCACCGCCCGCATTTCGCGCATAAACAAATGCCCTACTTCGTGAAGAAAGGTTGATTTGTCGGCATTTTTATAAAGGCTGATGATGGTCTGATTATCCCCGAACTTGATAGATCCCTTCTCGCCCTGAAAAAGCGCTTGCCCTTGCATGATCGCATCTTTCATCGAAGGCGTAATCTCAAGCGAATGCGCCGTCTTTTGCTTGAATTTTGAAACCTTCAAGCTCTCTGGGTTCTTAACCTCGATGTCCATTTCCTCTTCTGCCGACTCGTAAACCGCTTTAAGCTCAGGGATCTTTTCAACCAACTGATCGAACTTGTCTTTGCTAAAACCGTAATTTGAATAAATCTGACCTGTGTTCGGATCGTGCGTCATAATCTCGATTTCGTCGGCCTGCTCATTATTGTTGACAGTAAGCACTGAGTCAGCTTCCCCAGTTCTAAGCTCGTCAATTAACGCCGCACCTTCGATGTTCAATCCAGCGTCAATGACAACTTCACCAACTCTACCGCCCCACTTCTTCGTGTACTTATTCAGGAAGTTTTTAAGAATCTCATCGTAGAAAACTTTCATCGGTTCGCCGCCGACTTTCAGATCGAGGCCGCTTAGTTTTGATTTGTACGGCGGGAATTTATCTTTAATGTCCTCCGATATTTTACTCGCAAGCTCTTTTCCGATAACGTCCTCAAGCTCCTTCGGGCTTGTCTTTGCACTTCCCCAAACAGAAGAATTTTTTTTATCGTAAACATTTACACTCAGCTCTCCGCTTTGATTTATCCCGTACTCGACAGAAGAAATTTGCTTGCTCAAATCATACCGCGCAGCCTGCTGCTCTCCCGTAGTCCAAGCGATCGAGTCATAGCCTTCTTCCACGGCCATGCGGAGAATGCGCTTCAGCGCCAGCTCGTGCCATGTCTTTTTGAAAGGAGCGTCGGGAACTCCACGATCTTTTTTTGCGTTAAGCGCTTCAATTTTATTTAATATGGCCGATCGCTTCTCCTGAATTTCGTCAAAAGCTGGATCGTCAAAGTATTTTACTTCTGCCTTTGCAGCAGCTTTCAACTCCCCAAATAGTTTTAGATTTTCGTCTGTGAGTCTGTCCAGCTCAATCTTTTCCGCATCGGTCAGCCCCTTGTATCCGCTCTTCTTTCCAGCCTGGTGCCAATCTGACTGAATTTCCTCAATGAACAGCGTCTTGCCTTTTTCGGTTTTGCGGTCGTTCAGACGGAAGTGGGCGACGATATTTTTTTCGTCAAAATGACTCCCCTTGTAATTGTCTTTAGGTGACGCGGTGGGCTGCTTTTCTCTTATGACATAATCAAGCGCATCTTTTTGGCTTGGATATTTAGACTTCAAAATCTGAAGCGTGTTGTCAGGCGTCTTGAAATACCAAAAACGATCATGGTCGTTCAAATATTGATGATCCATCAAAGGAACAACATTCTCTTCGGTGTAAATAAGTTTGTTTCTTTCAGGCAGCGTCAGCAAAACCTCGCGGTAATTCTCGCCGCCGTCCTCGGTGTATTTTTCGAATTTTGTTTCTGCTGCAACCTGTTTTATTTTATTTGAAACATCGGCAGACGACCCAGTAAAAATCTCTCTATCTTTTCCAGAAGATCGATCTACCAAAGTTTCTGAGCCATCTTCATTTTCAACAATTCCAAGGTCTGCGCGTCTGACACCGCCGCCCTTCGTCACCTCATCGATCTGGATCTGGTTTTCCATTACCCAATCCAGAACTTCGCGCTTTGAAACTTTTTCCTTCCCTTCAAAAAACTCCATGATCCGCGAGCTGTCGATTTCATCTTGCTTCACGCCAGCCGCGACGATCATACCCTTCAGCTGCGCGATCGTTGCGCTGCCGCCCATTTTTTCCTCGATCACGGATTGCAGCTTTGAGAAAAATCCCATCTTTGCGATTTCGCCTTGAAATAAAATGTTTGGGCTGCCTGAGTCAAATGTGCCGCGATTTCCGATTGCGGATTTGATTTGCTCTGGGCTGAAAACAATAAACTGATCTGCGGCAATCCTCGACATTTCCCCAATATCGTCAACCGCATCTTTTATTATAATTCCGTCAACTGGCTTTTGAGGCTCATCGTATTCTTCTGTTTCCTCATTATATTTACCTTGAACCTGCTCGTAATAATCCTCAAACTCGCCATTCTCATCCACTCCGTTCTTTGCGAAGTTTGTAAGCCGCTCTATATAAAGAACATCTATTCTGCCACCCTCAAATTTGCGCTCAATAATAGGGTTTTCGATTTTCAGATAAACATCAGATCGAGATATTTGCTTCTCTGCCAATTCTTCAACAAAAGCGTACTGGTCTTCATAGCCTTTGAATTTTGGCAGCTTTTTAACATAGCCATCAATGACTAATCCCTCTGGATCGTCTTGGTATCTGCGATTAAATGCTTGTCGGCTATAATCATCTGCAACTTGCTTGCTGTCTGAAAAGTGAAATGCTCCGTGAGAATTGTTGCCAGTCGTATCTCCCGCCGTATCGGAATTAAAAATCTCTATTTCCCCTGCCTTAATACCGCCATGACTAACAACCAACGGCTTGCCGCTCTTATCAACGACTTTCGACTCACTAAACCAATTCTTAAACTCAGGCGTGTCGGTTTTGACTAACGGCTCAGATTGATTCAAAACATCATCCCCGCTGACGCGCTCGCCGCCAACTTCAAGCGACGGGTTCACGCGGTTCAGCCATGTGTCAAGATCCTCGCCTTGCTTCCCGCTGAATACTTTCGCGCCAGCCATGAATAGTTTAATTTGTGCATCGGCGTCTTCGTCGCTCAGTCCAAGCCCGCCCATTGTCTTTGGCAGCACCAGCTTTGTTCTGATCGATCCAACCTTCTCTGGCAACTCTTCGGCTTTCTTGGCCGCAAGCTCCTGAGCCGCATTTATTTCGATCTCTTCTTGATCCAAAACTTCATTTGTATTCTGTATTCCCTCGGCAATCATTTTGTCCAGCTCGCTACCATTCTGAACCATCGCGTCGCTTACTGTGCCGATCGCGGCATCAATTTCGTCTGGCTCAAATCCTTTCGCCGTATCTTTCTTCAATGGTGAAACGGAACTAATCACCGCGCCGCTTCCAGCTCCCGCGATAAGCGATTCAACCACTCCGTCGAAAAGCCCGCGAGTTTTATCAATTCCATATTTCACAATCAAATTCTGCCAGAGCTGCTGCGCTCCTTCTTGGCCGCCTTCCATAACCAACCCAGCTACCACGTTCCCGATTCTGCTGGCGCTCATACCCTTCAACATTCCTTTAAGCGGAATGTATTCAAGCGCAGTCGAACCTGCCGCATTAGCGGCAAAAAGCGCATTCCTCTTGCTTTGTGGAAGCCCAGCCTTACGCGCCTGGTCGTAGGTCGATTCGGCATCAATTAGCCCAAGATATGACGCTCCCAGCAATGGATTTCCAGTGGATGCAGATACCGCAAACGCAGCAGCGAGCGATGGAATTGCTTGCGCGATTACCGTTGTCGCCCGCGTCCATGATGGATTATCAAGAAAATCGCCAGCGAAGATCTTTGGATCGAGTTTGATTGATTCGTGTTGTTGAAGATCTCCGAAAAACTTTGAACCCGCGTCTCCGAATTCAACCAGCCGATCTCCCAAGCTCTCGATCTGCCTAAGCACTGGATCTTCGTACCCAAGCTCTTTCAGCTCGGCTTTGCGCTCTTCGGTCAAAAACATTTTTGATGCCATCGCCATAAATGGATTGGCAATGCCCGCCTCTGGCGTTTCTTTTAAATTCTCGCCCGCAACAACCGCGAGGCCAGACGTGCTTTTCGCAACTCCAAGAAATCCCTGCGCAACACCTTTTGCCTGCTGGCTTTGGCCGATAGTCTTCCCCGCGCCGACGCCCATACTAATCGGCGACATGGCAAACGATTTCGTAAAATTCCCAAGCCTTGTCAGGAACCCAGCGTCATCGCTTAGTTTTTTGTCGTATAAATGCGAACCATCAAAACTTGGTTCCTGAACGGCCGTGAATCCTTCTGTGTCATCAACGCGCTTAAACCCACCAGTGTCCTCGGATTCGACAGCTTTAAATCCTAACGTGTCATCCATTATGGCGCCTCATAAACTACACCGTTCACTTTAATGAGAGTTCCCTTCTTGAGCTTCGCTTCCTTCGCGGCCTTGAAGCTATCGTATTCTTTCATCTTCTCAGTGGTCTTTTTGTTTTTCTCTTGAAGCGTCGCATTCGTCTTTGATAAAAAGTCAGAAGCGCGATTTTGCCGAACCTCTAGCGCGATGTTTTTTCTGTCTTTATTGCTCAGTCTTGCGCCATCGGCTTCCTTCGCTTTGACGGCATAAAAATAATCTCTCAATGCCCCGTCGCGCTCTGATGCTGGAAGACTTCCAAAATATTTATTCTGGGTATAAGCGTCTTTGTAAGTAAACATTGCGCCCCAGCCGCCCTCTTTTGAAAGCACCTGAGTCGTATCGGACAATTTCTTTTTTGCGCTGGCCGACTGAGTAATCTCGCTTTCAATCTTCTCAAGATCCCCGCGCCATAAAGTTCCGTCAGAATTATAATTTACCGCTTTCTGCCTGATCTCTCCGATCTTAGTCAGAAACTCAGCCGCGCCTTTCGGCTTTAGCTTGTCTCCATCCACGGCATTTTGCGCATCAGACACCTGCATCAGCAAATCAGTCAGAACCTTTTCATTAGTCTTGGCATCAACCGCCTTCGCGCTTTTAAGGTTTCTTTCAAGCGCTTCTTTCATCCCAGACCCAGCCCCAAGATTTCCAGCAAGATACTGATCCTCGATATAGGCCATGCCCTGAGCAAACGAAACGTCTGGCTTTAAAACGTACTCCCGAACCGCCTGGCTGCTTGTATCTTCGATCTGCCAAGACTGCTCTTCATTCATTTGAGCAACGCGCTTCTTGGAATAATCCTTGAGCGCGAGAATTGCTTCTGGGCTTCCGATGTCATTCACAACGTCTTTGTCGTTTAGAAGCTCCGCGCCCTTCACTGGATTGCGAAAAATTGCGCCAGTCACATAGCTTTTCATGTAATCTGATTTATGATTTGCGAGCGTCTCTTCGATCTGCTGGTCTGACTGGCCAACAGTTTTGAGGCTTTTGCGAACCATATCCGCTCGAGTCGCAAAGTTTCCATTCACAAGACCGACGTCAGTACCGCCCGCGCCGCTGTCATAGGCAAATTGATTTCCCTTGACGAAACTCATATTGACGCTTGATTCAGCGTTCTTGATCGCTTGCCCAGCCCCCCAGCGCAGATTGCTCTGGATATACTGGCTAGTCATTTTGCCCTGCGCTTCGCCCCAATCACCTCGGCTCGCGACAGAAACTTTCCCGCCATATTTATTAAAAATCTCAGCGTATCCCGCTTTCAGTTTCTCAGCGGCCTGCGGATCAAAAGGATTGCTCGCGTTCTCGGTCTGCCATTTTGCCGTCAGCTGCGCCATTTCGGTGTTTGCATCCGAGAGCATATTATTCATGTTCATGCGATCCCGCGCCTGAACCAGCTCAAAAACATTGCCGCTTATCTTTGCCGCAGCGGGCATGAGCGCAGCCGCAGCATTGCCTTGGTTTGTCGGCATGGCAACATCGGTATATTCTCTTTCAGCTAAACGACGTTGAACCATGATTAAATTCCCCCAAATCCAGCGGAAGGTTGAAAATTATTAAACGGACTTGTGCTGCCGCCGCCAAAATCAGCCCCAGCCCCGCCAAATGCCGAGCCAGACCCCATTCCTTCAAGACCCCCATAAGAGTCTCCCATACCTTCAAGGCCGCCGCCTAGTTCTGCGACAGATCCCGTTGCTTTAAGGCTGCCAGCGCCATTCATGCCCATTGAAGCATAGCTGCTCACATCGCTTGCCATTTGCCCATAAGTCGAAAGCATTTGCGCCCGCGCCGTCGCGGAAATGTTCTCTCCTTGGACAGACCCAAATTTCTTGATGTTTTCAACGTCTGCCATGCCCACGTCATAGGTTTCTGAGATAATGGCATCAGGTGTGCCGTCGCCAGTTAAAGAGATCCCAGAGGCCAGGAAAGACGATTTCTGCTGGGATGCAAGCCGCCGAATCTGCTTGATTCGTTCATCGGCCTTAACTTTTGTCTGCATGGCGGTGGCTTCAAGCTGCTTACGCGCCGCCTTTCTCTGGTTGGATGCGCTTGCCATCCCAAGACTAATCGACGTCGCCGCGCCGACAATGGCAACCCCGATCGCTGTCCATGCAAAACTCATACTGCCTCCGCTAATTGGCCATAAGTCTCGGCCACAAGTCTTTTTTCTAAAACGTCAATATCCCTGCAATTATCTGGGTTTGCATGCGTAGTCACCCAAACTGTGTCCTCATGTGTCATCAAAAACCGCTTTGTCCCAGCTGGTGAAATTCCATAATACGGCGCGACAAGCTCTTCAATGCCTCCAGTCTCGGTCAAAACCCTGGCGCTCCCCTTCAATAAAAAAACGGGATGATCGTGCCGATGTATCATTCCGATCACGACTTGCCCTTTCGGAATTGGACACTCGCGCAAATATTGGCCATCCGAAAATCGGTGCTTCACCTGGATAAAGCTCTTTAACTCAGCCCCATTCTTTGACTGGGGATGATTCATAATGGCATGCTCCATGCGCAAAATAAAAGGGCGAATGTCTTCCCGCGCTATTTCGCTCGGCAGTCTAAGGCTTAGTTCCATAATTCACCTCTGCAACGACGGCCGAAATATTAAACGGAAGCGGCTTGTCTTGCTTGATATAAAGACTCTTCGTTCGATTGAAGTCATCATTGTACGGCGTAAAGACGTCTCCATCCATAGGAAGTGGCGGCAAATCAAAGAAACCTGCGGTTTTAAATTCTTGGACATCAACCATCCGATAAAGCGAAGTTCCAATTTTTCCACCAGCTGAATTCACCATTCTGAGGCCGACTCGATTCATGTTCTTGACAGTAACCTGAGTGTTAAGCCCTTGCAGCTGGAACCCAAGATTGAAACTCTTAATCAGCCCTTCGTATCCAAACCCAACCCACGCGCTTGTCACTGGCTTTCCTAAAGAGATCTCGCCGCCGCCGCTAACCACAAAATCACCAAGATACCCACCATCGGCAACAACCGACATCGTATCACCAGCAAACGCAGTCAACCCAGTAATCGTCGTGAAAGTTTTATACCAGCTCGAATAGCTGCTCGCGGTAGGCGTCTGCTTTACCGTGACAGATACCGTCGTCGCGCTTGTGTACGCGGTGATTTCAAAAATACCCCACTCGCGGCCAGTCGCGGTTTTATACCAAATGAATTTTCCGACATCGCCCGCGCTGAAATCTGACGCGCCAGAAACAATCGTGCCAGTCGATCCAACGGTTGTCGTGCCAGTGTAAGTGATCGTTGACGTGTATTCATTTTTAATCTGCTGGCTCAAATCAAGATAATTGCAGCTCTTCAACGTCTCAGCGGTGTATTTATTGAACGCGACGTCATCTTCAATTTCATTGTTGACGCCAGTAAAGAAATTTTCACGCAGCGAAAACTCAGGCTGCTCGGCCATGCGCACCAGATAATAATCGGACGAATAAAGAACCAAAGCAAATAGCTGCTCGATCCCTTCATTGTTCGTAATCGAGCAAATATCTTTAAAGAGCGCCTCGCTGACGTGTTCTCCCCAGCCTACAATCTTTTCGCGCTCGTTGAAATTGAGAGCGCACATCTTCCCATTCTCTTTCAAAATCCAAATCAAATCATTTCGGTCTTGCTTGTAAATAATGCGTTTGAACTTTCCTTGCCCGATGTCGTGACTTATTACGCTGGCATCGTGAGTCTTGAACGATTCGGTCAAAATATCATAATTGAAATATTTCAGGCTGCGCTGATCGTTGTTCACATAAAAAAGCAAATCTTCTTTTCTGAGCGGCTTCGCCGAACTCGCTCCGTCGGTGTTTGTGATGAACGCGCTGACAGTCGATGGAGTAATCGGATCACCAGCCTGGCCGCCGTTAATTGTGACAAGCCCCTGCGAAGACCCACCAATCAGCGATTTATTCCCGCCCTTGAGCCACAAAAGTTTCTCGGTCAATTCCGCGATGGCAAATTTCAACCCGTCATCATCAGCCGTCCCAGTCGTGAGATTGTCATAATCTGCCCCGTTTGATCGCCAGATTGTCGTTGATTCATCATTCGTCGCGGCATAATACAAAAACCCGCCATAAAAAGCGCATAGCGATGGATAATCACCAGCGCCAGTGAAAGGATCGGCGGTTCGGGAGAATGTCGCAACCGTGAAATTTGTTGCGCTTGTTCGAGTCAGCTTTCTTGGAGCATGGGACGGATGCGTCAAATACATCACGTCGGCATTCTGCGCCCAGTCGAGTTCTTTGCTCTCGGCCAAAGAGTACGGAGTCGTAACTTCAAGATCAACGCCTGGACTTGTCTCAACAAACCCAAATACGCCATTCGCATCGTAAGTCAGGAATTTAACCTTCAAATTATAAAAAACGCAGATATAAGACTGCGCTTTATTAAACTTGAACTCGATCGTCGCGCAATCATAAAGCGCCGTCATAATCTCAAAGCCGCAGCGGAAGAGCGCGTTCCCCTTGAAATTGCCGTAGAAATTCTGAAAGATTTCAGAAGATGTCTGATAAATCGGAAGATCGTAGCGGCCGTTTAAATCATGGTCGGCAACGCCCCGCGAGAAGTTATTGAATGCCGTATGGATCTTGGCCGACATTATTTTTTCTCGTTAAATTGTGGATTATGCGTCTGCCGCGCTGCCTTAAATTTGCTGTTGTTCAATCGGATAGGCATATTCTCTTGAGAGTTTATCGCGCTCGATACCGCCTTCTTTGAATTGATAATCTTCTCGAGGTAAACTTGCTTGTCGGCGTCTTGAGTGATTTCCATGTTCACAGTATAGGCAAGGAACCACGAAAGAGCATCGATGAATTCTGGGGTGTATTTCGTGACGTCAGTTTCATCTTTCACAAAACGGATAGGAAGACTCACCGATCCATCTTCTGCGTCTTCGTCGTAATCATCCGTTAAGATCCAATTCCCCTCAATCGAGTAAGAATTCTTTTTATTTTGGATCTCGCCAAAACCAAGAACTCGGACGCAATCGGATGGATATTCAAATCTCTTGCCGTAACCAAAGGCGGGCGCGACAGCATCAGGCGCGAGAATTCTTCGATCAAGCGCAAAGTTTGGGATCATTTCTTTTAAGGCCATGCGCCGCGCAGCGTCCCACCACTTCGCAAAAACAACTTCGGCTGGCTTTGTCGGGGTATCGATGTTCTCGATGCTGCCGTAATTTCCAAGGCGGCTCAGTGCCAGGTTACACATTACAACTTTCGTGGACATGAACCCCCCAAGGATTAGGTGTTATACATCAGCGTTTTTAAATTTTGCAACTCATTCTTGAAGCTGATAGCCCCAACGTCGCCATCATTAAAATACGCCAAAATATCTTTTTGCAAATCTGGATCGTCAACGAAAGCGAAAGTGCATTTACTTCCATCGCGCTCGAGACGCACAAACCATTTCCGAACTCTTAAAAATGCCGCAAGATAAAGATCGGTCGTCTTATACAAAACAGTTTCAATTTTCATATTGTCTTTCAAAAAAAAGACGGGAGAGTTTTTTAGGCTCTCCCGTCTTTTATGTTTTCTGGTTGTCCAAAAAAACGATTACTGAGCCTTGACCATTTCGATTTCAAGGTCAATATCACCTGCGGCTGAACCTGCGGTGTTGAGCGTCATCGTCAAATGAACGCCACCAGCGGGAGCAGTTTCGCTTGTGAGACCAAGAAGATCTCCGATCGTTGCTTCCTTGTCGAAGCTCGCGATGTTAAGCCCAAGAATATCGATCGCCGATGTACGCGCAGAGCTAAAATCAACTCCGTCAACGAGAACATCTTTGTCGAGAACTGCACCGAGGCTTTGGCCGTCAACGCCAGCAGCTTTGTGAAAGCCGATGTCGTAGTCGGTTGCGCCAGTGATGCCAGGGCTTCCGTTCGGGAGATTGATGCGAGAAATCAACGTGTCAATCGAAAGATTGTACGCCAAGATCACAACATCAGCATCAGCCCATGCAGCCGCTACGGGAACGACAGCGCGAACCTTTTTGACTTCTTCGCCCTGATTATAAAGGGGGGCGTTTCCTTTTGCGATTTTACCGCTAGTTTGACGTGTTGCCATAAATTCCTTTGCTCCTTGTGCCTATTGGCGATTAGATCGTTGTGGTTACGATTTGAGTGCGAACGCCTTCGGTGCGCATTGCATTGATCCAAAGGTCAATCGTCACATCTTTTGAATTGACGCGATCTGCCGATTTCTCGACGTCGAGACGTGCCAACTCCATCGAAACCGCAATCGCGTCTGGCGCAAGCACCAAGCAGCTGCGGGTCGTCGTTCCTTCGGGAAGAACGGGATTCGTGACCGTGATGCCGCCGTTTACGGAACCAGCAAACAGAACAACGCCATACATGCCGAGTTTATTCTGCATGGATTCATCAACGGGTTTAGCGCCGATGTAATCGTTGTTCGTGAATTGCGTGATGGCCATCAAATCAGAGTTTTCTTTTCCAGTCAAAGCAATGATCGCGCCACGGAAATCTTCCATTTCGAGATCGTTGTTGATGAAGTTCTGAGTGATGGTCGTGATGTCGGCATAATCAAGACCGCCAGTTGCGGTAATGGTTACAACTCCATCGGTCGCTGCGCTTACTTCGGTCGGCGATTCATCGGGCGCACCAACATAGACGGAGCCAACGGCTGCGTTTGCGATAGCGCGATCGATTTCACGTTCTTTTGCCGCGATAAGAGCGCTCAAAAGCGAAGAGGTCGGATCAGCGATCAATTCATTGATGTCTTGCTTTTCATCAATCTGAACGGTCGCAGTCACGCGATACTTCGAGAAATGGCGGTTATCGAGGTTGTAGTTCGTAAATTGCTTTTTCGGATTGCGAGAATCAACGCGAGTCAATTCAATGCGTCCGATTCGGCTCATGTTATTTGACTTCCCCTGAGAAGGAAGATACATAACGGCTTTTGAACCACCGAGACGTGATTTGGATTGCTGGGCTAATTCCCAAAAATTTTCGCGGAAAGTAAGCAGCGCTGCCTGATCGATTGACGGGCTGATTGTGTTAGAAGACATTTGATTCACTCCCTAGTTAAAGATTGCGTTACAGATACAAAACGAAACTAAGAAACGTATCCGATTTCTCGGGGCTTCTTTTTGCGGCCTCGGTGCCGCAAGACTTTCGCTTTGGGTCTGCACTAAGGAGTGCAGAGTGTCCAAGCTGTTCTTGGTCTCTCTCAATTTGTCCAAATTATACTTTGACTTTCTTCCCGCTGTCAACACCAACTTTAGGAATAATTATATCTTCGCATTTTGAGAAGTTGTATGACTCGTTCGGATTGCTCGGATTCACAATCATGTTAAAACTTTTCGCGACTTCTTCACGGACACGATTTTCGATTTCATCTTGAGTCAACATCATCGCCTCAAGATTGCGGCGCATCGTCTCTTTGAAGTTTGAAATATCACGCGGCTGGCGAAATACCCGCTTTTTAAGGATCTTGCCCTGATACATTTCATAGGCTTTTTCTTGAGCGGCGCGAAGCGAACCCTGGCGATACAGCGGGATCTCGCGGATATTCAGCATGCAGGCAAGGCTTTGAAGCTCTTCCCAGGTCATGTCTTTAATGTTCTTCCCGCAGCAATCGGGCTGGCCTTCAACGTCTTCAACCGCGTCAACGTAGATTTTAATCAGGCCGTGATAACTTTTCCCCTCGAGGCTTTTGTTTGACAGCTTCGCGATCGGGAACATTCTCATGGTGTGCTGGATTACAAATTCATCAGGACAGTCAGGAATAACCACGATGACATTCGTAAAGTCATGGCTGTTGCGATCGGTTGACGGGTTCGTTCGGAAGTTGCCGCTGCATGTAACCTTTTTCATTTCAATTTCTCCTTTTACTTTTTGATTGCGATAATGTCTGTCTCTGGAAGCAAATACAAATCGGTCAAGTCTCCATTGTCGTCTTTGACGTTGGCCAGCTCTTTTGATTTAAAAATGATTGTGTCGCCTTTCTTGACGCGCTTCACATCATCCCCGATTTCAACAACCTTGCAGCCGCGCTCCATCTTCGCAGACTCAGGCAAATGCAGCCCGCCCTCGGTTCTGTCCGCCTTGATAATCCGAAAAAGAACTTGGTTCCATAATGGTTTTATATTCATTTGTTCCTTAAAGAGTTTTGAAGAAGCATTGCCATGCGAATTTAAGACGGAAACGCCAGTCAGAAATCTTCATCAGCGCTCGGATCGTTTCGATCGTTCGATCAAAATCAATCTTTCCCTGGCGAAGCTCTTCCCTGCGCTGCGCTTTAATCTTGGCCGCGCCCATTATTTCTTTGTCCGATTCAGCTCGGTAAGCTCGGCAATCAATTTCCCTTTCTCTGCCTGAGTGTGAGGCCGCTTGGCAATTTCATTGAGCTGCTTTCTGATCTCAGCCTTGCGCGAAGTAACTGCATCTTCGCCGCCTTTACCAGAGCCACCCTTGCCGCCGCCGACGCCCTTGTCGCTTTCGGTAATCCCGTATTTCTTCGCGATTCGGTTCACCAGCTTATGAACAAAGGCCGCATGCTCATTCGGAAAATTCTTGTCAAAGAATTCTTGCTCGTCTTTCGTGACGTGCTGCTTTAAAACATTCGACGAAAGGCCAGCTTCTTTCTTGAACTCCTTCCCGAACGCTTTCTCGAGGATCACATTGTATTCATCGGCGTCAAATAGCTTTGCCTTCTGGCTTTCCTCAAACCCGCGCAGCTTCTCAAGAGCTGTATGCGCCTGGTATTGGTCAAGCCCAGCTTCATAGAAGATCGTTTTCATTGTGGAAACGACCGTCTTGTCATCGGTGTCTTTCCCGATTTTGTAATCGTCTGGCTTCGCGGGACGCCGAGCGTCAAAGTGCTGCTTGATTTCATCGGGCGTCTTCCCTTCATAATCAAAAGGCACGTCTTTCTTCCCGACCGTAGCATCGAGGCTGTCAATCTGCTTATAAAGATCCTCTTCGCTCTTGATCTTTGCCGCCCACGGCTTTGTTTTGTACGTTTCGGGGATTGCAAACTGCTTGCCTTTCGCGGCCGCTTCCTTTTCTTTCGAGTAAAGCTCTTTCGCTTTCGAGGTGTATTCGCGGGCGCTCTTTAAATATCCACCCTTCTTCGAGTCATCGGTTTCCTTTTCGTATGACTCAAGCGCCAAATTCGCGGCGTCATGGAATTGGTCTGGGCTGGTAAATTGATCTGGTGTGAGTTGGTCAGGCATGGTTTCAATCTCCTTTTTCAATTAGTTGGATCGATTCAGAACTCAGCATCGACTTCACGAAAAACAAATACATGAACTCGCGGCCGCGCTCTTCGCCCATCGCCACAAGATTGTTCGAGTTTTTCGGAACCGTATAAATTCCGCTTACTCGCATCATTGTCCGAGCAACGATCTGCCCGTATTTCGTCGTGAATATAGCACGACAGGCTTTCTTTAATTCAGCAAATTCTTCTTTTGAGAGAGCTTGACGATCCGCAGACTCTTGAGCTTTTTTAAGCAGCCGCTCCGCTGTTGATTGATTTTGATTCTGCTGCATTTTTCTTAGCCGATGCAGTATCTTTCCCAATCGTAGCGCCAGCTTTCATGGCTTCGATCTGCATCATGCCCTCCCTCATTTCAATTTGTTTTTTAATAATTGCCTCGAACTCTTTTTCGTCTTTGATGTAATCCACGCCGAGATATTTATTCACATCGCGCCAAATGTCATACCACTTCACGGCCTCGATAATCGTCGGGAATGCGCTACCAATCAATAAAATGGCGTTCACGGCTTGGATGACGCGCTCCATTGCTTGAGTTTTTGAGAGGCGATCAAGCTCGTTATTCCATTTTATTTTATACCATTGCCGCCCTTCCTTCATGGCCTGCAAAACAATATCGGGGATAATTACCTTCGCGTTGTTCGCCGCCTTCGCAAGTTTGGCCAGCCCTTCGTCAGCATAAGGATCAACGCCAGCAAGCCCCATGTCATCTTCAAGCTGAATGCAGCGGTGAACAAGCGGCTCGCCTTCTTCGATCTTAATTTGCTGCAAGATCCCAGATAAGCTGCGGCCGCGAATGTTGTAGCGCATCATCGACTCGCGGGCTGTCATTTCTTTAGCGCCTGAAAAATCAAGAAGCACGTCGATCTTGAACCCAGTCGCGATCTTGTCGTTCAAATACGGCAGAAGAACCTTGATAATTCCCTCGGGATTTCCGACGTCATGGATCGGGAACACTGGCGTCTGAGCATTGCCCATCATCGCTTGATTGAAAACGACAAGACCATCGGCCGACGTATCAAGCGCAGAATCTCCAAACAATGAATTATTCCAAATCCCAAGCGACGGCGATGCCATCTTCTCGAGGATCTCGACCGTCTTTGAGAACATATAATTCACGGCCTTGATCGAGTTAATCAAAATTGTCCCAGAGCTGCGCCCCCAAATCTCACCGCGTATCTTGATTGCGCGAGCGAATGCAATCGGCTTCTTGCGGTAATCTTCCTCGAAAAATACTTTCTTGGAGTCGTCTTTCATAAACCAAGAACCTTTATATTTCGCGCCGCGCTTACCTTTCAAGTGCGGCTGGAAATCTTCACGCGGATAGACAGCTTGGATAATCGTGAACTCTTCGTTCAGCTTATTATTTGCGTATGCCTCTTTGATTACTTTCGGGAGATCATCAAAAACTTCTTCAAACTCTGAAACGATTCTGCTCACGCGCCACTGGTGCGTAACAAAAATAACTTCAACCAATCCGTTGCGGCCTTCATCAATCGCGGTATTGTCAACTCCGTAGGATCTAAAAATATATGGCGTCTCTTCGCGGCCGTTCTCAAACTCTGAATTTTTGAATGCGCCGATGCCAGAATTTCCGAATGCAACCTGGTCTGGGAAAAAACATTTCATCGCTGAATTCAATCCGCTCTCGGAGTGATTCATGTTGTTAAGCAGCTGGTCAGTTCTAAATTTAAAATAATCGCAGAGGTAAGTTCGGTCGGAGCGTTGCAGCACCCAGTCAGCAGGCTCAAGAGATAGCGCGTCTTCGCCCGTTCCCCAAAAAATGCCTTGCAGATAATCAGCGGCCTGGTTCACTGAAAGCGCTGCGGTCGGATCGTCAACGTACTGATCGCGCTCTTGGCCTTTTGGCTGGCGCGAGTGAGTGTATTCTGGTGAGACAGATATTCCAACGTAGCGCGAAATATCAAACCAAATCGGTTCGTATTCTGCTCGCGCAGAAATCAATTCGTCGTAAAGCCCTTTCAAGTTATCAAACTTGCGCCTTGACATTAGTTGCAGCTCCCAAAATTTAAGTTAGCAAACTCACCATATCTATTCTTTGCCTCTTCGTCATACGCTCGCGCTGCTTCTTCCTTAACGACAAATAGACCAAGGCTCTTAGATGGCCTTTTCCCTATTTTAGCGTTCCATCTTTTTGTTTGCTTGTGGAAGTAAACGCCCTTATATCCTGACGTGTTATTTGATTGCTTGGGGCGATTTTGACAATTCTGCGCATGTGAACAGCGCCTTAGATTTAATTTTCTATTATCGAGCTTATCACCATCGACATGATCTACGCGGTCATTATCTTCTTTTTTTAGACCAAGGATTTCGCGGTGCATTCTAATTTTATTTTTTGTGCGCGTTAGCTTGCACCAAACGTCTCTTGTTGCATAACCGCTTGTGGAAAAATACCAACGAAATTGATTGAGATATTGGAAATCATTATCATCAACGATCGCAAACTTGTCCTTGGTGAGCTTTATCTTTTTCATCGTTAGTTGCCAAACAAGGTCGTGCGTTCTTTTGTTCCTCCACCCATTACCTCTTCCCCACCTATTCCTCCAGGAGTTTCAAGCAATGCGCTGCGGAGCTTCTTTGCTTTCTTCTTATCTTCTTCGAGGCCGTTTTCAATCGCTGGTTGTTCGTACGACGGGGTGCCGCCCATGTATGTATCTCCTAAGTTGTTTCGGAGTCAGAATCCAAAAAGATTTTATATTCAAAACCTTTTTTACGAATCCAGTGCAAGTAAAAAACTCTGGAACGCGATTGCTGATTCTTTTTACAGGAACCTCATAAACTTCACACGCATTCTCTACCAATTTCTTCGCGAGGTCAATAGCTTTGCATGAAAAGTGTTTAAAAATAAATCCCGATGTCGTTTTATCCAAGATCACGCAGTTCTCAGAATCGATCGGCGCGATCAACCACGCATGTCCAAACAACCGCGTTTGAAAATCGCATTTATATTTAAAATCACGCATCGCAACAAAATCAAAACAAACGTAATAAATCAAATGGCCTTCCTTGAATTCGTGCGCTGAATACGCATTCCAATGGGTTTGTCAGAATAAGTTACCTTCCCCAAAAACTTAACGATCCCAAAGATCGCCTGCATAACCGAATCAGCGCGATCCTGTGATTCAACGCCGTCTTTGCGCTGCTCTTCCTTCGATTTCATAAATATCTTTCCATTCGCCTTGTATTTTTTGCGGATCGTTTCGCATTGCTTGATCGTCAGATCGCTTGTTATGCGAATCCAGCCATTGTTGACCCACTCATTGAAAAGCAAATAGCCTTCCGCTCGATGATTTCCAGCGTTCGGTGAACACATGTCTGTTTCAGATCCGTCAAATCCTATCACGTTCGGAACGGCCAGCGAGATTGCCATGAACATCGGATACCCCAAACCGCCTTTATCCACAAGAAACAGGTCTGGCCTTTTTTGCCCATAAAGCGCAATCGACCTTCCCACGCTGGCATTCGTGTCAGGATCATCCCAAGCAATCTGGTCTTTCAGCTCCCAGTGCGTCATCGACATTCTTTTCAGCTCGGACGCGACACATAAATCCCCGCCGCCCGATGCAAAGTCAATCGCAAGAACGCTCGCGCCAACTGGCAAATCCCCAATAGCTTCAATGGTGCGGCAATCTGCGAGCTTCGAGAAATTGAAAAGAAAATCCTCGGCCTGATCGAGCGGCTGGCCGAGCCAAATATGGTTATAATCCTTCATGCTCTTTTTCTTGCAATCATTGGCCTGGTCGATCAACCGCTGCGGGCAATGTTTGTTTTCAAAGTAATCGATGTGGATATGCAGAACGCGCTTCCCACCAACCAGCGCCATCACCGCATCTTCGCGCACGAATCGATTCATGGTAAAAAAGATCTTCGCGTTGTTTTTACGGATGGTCGGCATCAGCGTATCGAGCGACAGCTTCGTTAAAGTCTGAGCTTCATCGACCCAAACGATGTCAACGCCTTCAAGACCTTTCACGCTCACAATTCCCTGCTCGCGCAATCCCTTGAATCCAATCGTTGAATCGCTTTCTCGGTGCCGCAATCGTGTCTTTGGAGTTTCAAAATTCAGCTCATTGCGCACGATCAAATCCGTGAGAACGGTGTACACAGAGTCCTCTATGGACGTCTGTAGTTCTCTAGCGCCAATGCAGCGCACCTTGTTTTTCTCGCAAATGTAAAGAATTACGCGCCCGACTGATTGAGTCTTTGCTGATCCGCGCCCGCCGTCGATGATAAAAACATCGTAAGCATTGAAAACGTCGGGATCGATTAAGCAGGCAAGTTTATCTGGTAAGTCTAAAAGGGTAGGGAAAACAATCTGATCGTCTTCGTTAATCATCGGAGTCTTCTGGCAGCGGCTCCCCTACATTAAAAACCGCCTTCTTTCCATTCTTGGTTATGGTCGGCATCTTTGTGACTTTCGCATTCATGTCCAATTCAGATTTATCAACCCATCCAAAATTCTTGAGAGCGAAAATTGCGCCCGTCGATGACTGAGTGCGAAGCAAATGCTCATATTCCATTTCGATAAAAGTTCGCGCTCTTTTTATGGTGCAAGAAAAGTCTGGCTTTTTTTCATAATCATAAAACGATTGCCTATCACAAAATCCAAGGTAAAGCACCAGGCCGCTTATGGTTATGACTGGGATCTCAACGACATGCCCTAATTTCGTATGATGCCGAACCATGTCTGGGCAATTTTTAAAGTATTCCTCGATCTTAGCCTGCATTTCTTCTGGTGAGTTGTAAATAGGCGGGCGTCCAAAACCTATGAATTTCTTTGGAGCCAATGAAGGGATTTCGTCTTCGCTCATTTCGCGCCTTCAATTATCAAAACAGCAAAATCGGCAAGCAAAAGTCCCGCACAAAACCAGCAAAAGATCCATAGTAAAACATCTTGAACTTTTCTATTCATGGGTTTGAGGCGGCTGCTTCCGCGCCAGGCACAACGCCAGCGGGCAGCTCGGTGCTTTGCGGGTATTTTTTATTCAGCTCTTCCTCTTGCTCTTTGGTGAGGATACCTTCAAGCTCGCTTTCAACAAACCGAGTGATTGTAAATTCGATTTTTCCGTCGGTGAACACGCGGCCGTGGTAGAAATTCTTTTTGACTTTGGTATCAAACTGGCGACCAACGATGAATACGTTGATTTTGGGGTTATAAACAATCCGACAAATTTGCTCTTCTTCAAACTTGAAAAACGGAATCTCAGCGGGATTGGATGGTGCATCATTTTGTTCGCTCATTTTTCCCTCGCTTTGTCAATGTGAATTTACATTCGCATTGTACCACAAAAGATTATTTTAGTGTCAGGGTTTTTCTGAAAAACTCGTAATGAAAAAGATATTGACTTTAATTTTTATTCCCATATCATGCGTTACATGCAGCAAAAATACGGTTTCCCAAATAATGAGAAATAATTTTAAAGCCCATCCTCTGCCCGCCAGCGTTGCTGCATCCCTCACGGGAAACTGCGCGGGGGCAGAGGCTCTGGCACCCTAAAGGCATAAAATGGCTAGTCCACAAAAAGAAGATGGATACACTCCCATTGCAAATGAGATTTTAGACGCGCTTTGCCAAACCGACATCGTGATTGCTTATTACGAAATGAAGTGTTTACATTTTATTCTTAGAAAAACATACGGATGGCAAAAGAAAGAAGATCGTATCTCTCTTTCCCAGTTCGTAGAAGGCACAAACATTAAGCGGCCTCATGTCTGCCGAGCATTAAAAAGACTACTTGCTGGTAACTTCATTACCCAATCGGGTAATCATAAATCCGTAACCTATTCATTTCAAAAGAATTACAAAGAATGGAAGTCATTACCCAATCGGGTAATCGTTACCCAACGGGGTAATGCGGTAGTACCCAACGGGGTAATCCAGGTAGTACCCAACGGGGGACATACAAAAGAAACTATACAAAAGAAACTATTACAAAAGAAAGAGGTGTTCAATCGCCCAACGCCAGAAGAATGTAAGTTATATTTTACCGAACTCGGACAACCACTGATTGAAGCTGATATATTTTTCGATCATTTTAATTCAAATGGCTGGAAAGTAGGCGGTAAGGCACCAATGAAAGATTGGAAAGCCGCGATAAGAAACTGGTGCCGCAGAAATAAACCAAAAACAACCTCTTTAACAAAACCACAACAAGCAACAATGAACAGCCTGGAGACTCTAAATGCAAATCGAAACATTAAACAAAGCATTCGTCCTATTAGCGGCCTCATTCCCAGGGATAACTTTTAACGCCTCAATCTATGAAGAAATGCTGGGAGATCTTCAAGACGAGTATTTTTTGGACGCCGTTTACCACTTTATCAGAACGACCAAAGAAATATATCCAGGCACAAACCCCATTGCAATCATAAGAGAAAAGGCAATCGCTTTAATACCTAAAATGCCATACCAGGCACCAGTGAGAAGCGCGGAAGAGCTTCAAAAAATTAAAGATATGCAAGCCTATTACGATCGAGAAAAAAAGAAAGCCGAAGAGCTTTTTCAACTAACCAGCAAGAAACTCCCTAAAGCTGAAAGCGAATCAGCCGATAATCATTCTAACAAAGGAGCATCAAATGACAAATCGACCCTGGTTAAATAACTCAAATTTCGCGTTTAAACGCCCAAATCGAGGCATTGCTGCGATTGCCGACGCATTAGCCGTTTTCGCGCTGATCGTGTCGGCCTGCCTTGTTTTGAGCGATTTTACGAACCCAAAACACCACAATTCAAACCTTTTCCGCAAAATCCAGGCTGGAACGGTAAAAGCTGGGGATCATGGCCAGCTGACGAAAGCTGAAATGATCGACCTCGGATTGAAACTTTTTTAAATAACTGTTTGCATTTTTTTGAAACGCACGTTACAATAAAAATATGAAACAAATCAAATGCGCTAGAAAAGGCTGCAAGAATAAAATCAAGCCAAAAGTTTTTTGGCAGAGATTCTGCGGCTTAAATTGTCGCGTCGCCAACTTTAGGAAAGAGCAAAAACACAAAACACGTTAGTCTTCACAAAAGGAGTTCGGTATGACAAAGCAAACGCAAAAATATAATAAGCTCACGATCGTCTATAACGACGACACAGTTCGAGATTATTTTTACGACTTCCCAATGGATTGGATTCTGCAAGACGCGCTTGAGCGGGCTGAGAGAAATTTGTTCGTAAAATCTGCAACGCTATCCCGCGTAACCGAAGACCAAATCCCATGCGGCCATCTTTTTGGTGGATTCTAATCTATGAAATTCCCAATCAATCAAGACCTTGAATTCACTGGCGGCTGCATCATCGAAAACGTACCCGTAAACGCCCCGCGTCTTGTGCGCTGGCTGCTTTGGTGCGTTTCTGTCGATGGCAACCGACTCGGAAAAAAGAGAGAACCACATGAATATATTTACAACGACGCGAAATAATTTGGAGAAAGCCCGCATGAAACACATCGATGAAAACTGCGAACACTGTTCCGAGCCAATCTATGAAAATGAGGGGCGCATCAGAATTCGCGGTAAGGCGTATCACGTTAAACCCATCAACTGTTATCTCGAAAGCATAGGAGAAAACGGCATCGAAAAATCGGCCGAGTCAATGACATTCGACAAAAGGATAGTCGCATGAGTACAAGCAGAAAGCATCTTCACTTTGACCACCTTGATAAATTTGCAAAATTTTGCTCAAGCCACGGATGGCTGGAACTGGATCTTTATGGCGACGGAGAAGTTTTAAGAATGCGGCACCCGAAAGAAAAAGGAGTTTTGACGGTGTTTGCGAAACAAAATGCGACGCAGCACTTCACGACCTGGGGGCATAGCGAGCGCATGGCTAAAAAATTCTATCGCCAGAAAGGTGTTGTATGAATTCACATCCAACAATCGACCAAAAAATGCAAGCAGGCATCGGCTTCGTTTTTTGGGGAACTGAACTCGACGCTGAAATGATCCGACGACTTTTATTGAAAGATCAACCGTACAACGAAAGGAAACACAAATGAGCGCAAACGTAAACATCGTTCTCTTGGCAGGCAACTTAACCCGCGATCCCGAGCTGCGCTACTTACCGAGCGGCCAGCCAGTGTGTAGTTTTTCGATTGCGATCAATCGGATTTTTACAAACGACAAGAACGAAAAACAGGAGCAGGTTTCATTTATCCGAATCGTCGCCTGGGCGCGACTCGCTGAAATCTGCAACGAATACCTGAAAAAAGGATCGTCGGTCATGGTTGACGGCCGCATGGAATCACGATCATGGGAAGCGCAAGACGGAACAAAGCGCTCCACGGTTGAGGTTGTGGCCGCGCATGTCCAGTTTTTAAGCCCCAAGGCTGGCGCTGCAACACAGTCGGCACCAAGACAGACGGCAACGGCTGGAACATTAAGCGCAGACGAGCTGCGTCCAGACGAAGAGTTCCCAGAAAATTTAAAATAACCACAAAACGCATTAGGAGAAATTTATATGGAAACCCAAATTGAAATAAGAAAATCACCTCTCGAAGCAACCCAGGAGCTTTTAAAAAGCGGCCTTAAAATCGAAGATCTGAAAGAGATCTTGACGCTTCAAAAAGACTATGAAGCGCATGAAGCAAGAAAGGCATTTTATCGTGCGCTTGCTGAGTTTAAAGCGGTTACGATCGAGATCCTGAAAGACAAAAAAGTTGGTTATCAGGCAAAGGGGCAATTTGTCGGATACTCCCATGCAACGCTGGCGAACATCGTCGAAACAGTAACGCCAGAACTTTCAAAATGTCAGCTGGCGGTTACTTGGCGCGTCGAGCAAAAAGAGCGCATCGCGGTTTATACAAAGCTGGCGCATTCGCTTGGCCACTTTGAAGAGTTCCCGCTTTTCGCGGAAGCTGATGCGACTGGATCTAAAAACAATATCCAGGCGATAGGAAGCACGATCACATATCTTCAACGGTATGGATTTCTGGCGATCACAGGTCTTGCCGCAAAGGATCAAAAGGAAGATGACGGCGCTGCGGCTGGGACAGAATACATCGACGACCAGCAGGCAATCAAAATCATGGAATATCTTGAAGCGCTCAAGACTAAAATCGACAAGAAAAAACTGTTCGATAAATTCGGAATCGCAAAAATCGAAGAAATCCCGAAAGCGAAATACTCCGAATTGATCGCTCTTTTTTCCGAAATTGAAAAACAAAAATAAGGAATCAGCATCATGTCTAAAACCGAAGTAATTTCATACAGCGTCACAGACTCAGCGATCGCGGCAATGAAAAAAGAATACATGCCGCTTGTCGTTAAAGACGCAAACGACAAGGAAGGCCGCGAGGCATGTCATAAAGCGCAAATGGCAGTTCGTGAAAAACGTATCGAGGTCGAAGAGCGCCGCAAGGAATTGAAGGCCGACGCGCTGGCATACGGGAAAAAGGTTGACTCCGAGGCCGCAAGGATATCGACTCAGCTTGAAGAGATTGAGGCGCATTTAAAGGCTCAAAAAGAAATCGTTGACAATGAAGAAAAGCGATTGAAGGCCGAGCGGGATCGCAAGGACAAAGAAGAACTTGACCGCCGCATCAGTCTGATGCAGAGCTTTAAGGCCGTCTTTTCGATCTCGGAGCTTGCGCTGATGACGGAAGACGCCTTTTCTATTCGCCTGGCAACTGCAAGAACTGAGTTTGAGGCCGCAGAAAAGAAACGCCTGGACGACGAAGAAGAGCTGCGCCAGCTTCGCGCTAAACAGGAAGAGGATCGCAAGCAGCGCGAGGCACAAGAGGCTGAAAATAAAAAGCTGCGCGACCAAATTGATGCCGATCAAAAGCGTAAGCTGGCAGAACAAGAAGCCCAGCTGAAAAAGGAACGCGAAGAGCGCGAGGCCGCTGACCGAAAGCGCAATGAAGAAGAAGCTGCGGCGCAAAGAAAGCGGGATGAAGAAGCCGCTGAGATAAAGCGCAAGCAAGACCAGGAAGATGCTGATAAAAAAGCCGCTGAACTGGCTGCTCAGGAAAAAATTGCAAACAAAAAAATGTTCGATCAAATCAAAACAGAATTTCCGACAGTCGAGCTTGCATGGGTTGAGATTGCTCGCCTTCGTAAATTGAAAGGATCAAAATGATTATTTTAGACGTCGATCAGGGAAGTCCAGAGTGGGATGCAGCAAGACTGGGAATCCCAACCGCTTCAAATTTCGATAACATTATCACCTCAAAAGGAGAACCATCGAAGCAAGCGACTGAGTACATGTACAAGCTGGCAGTCGAGCGCATTACTGGAAAGAAAATCGACGGTTTTAAAAGCGACGCGATGCAGCGCGGGAATGATCTCGAAGCTGATGCGGTTCGCTTTTATGAACTTTCTCGGAACGTCGAAACTACAAAAGTCGGTTTCGTTTACAAAGACGAGCTGAAAAAGTTTGGCGCGTCGCCAGACCGACTTATCGGAACAGACGGATTAGCTGAAATCAAATGCCCGCTGGCGCATACGCACGTCGAATACCTGCTCGAAAAGAAAATGCCGACAAAATACGTCGTGCAAGTTCAGGGGCAAATGTACGTCACGGATGCCAAGTGGACGGATTTTATTTCATATTTCCCAGCAATGCCTCCGTTCATTATACGCGTTATGCGCGACGATGCACTTATCGGCCGCTTGGAAATGGAGCTGATTCGGTTCTGCCGCGACCTCGATGCGCTGGTAGAAAGGCTAAAAAGTGCCTAAAGTCAGCGGGAAGATCCTCAAGACGGCAGAAAAAGACGGCAAATTTGCCGCCTGGGTGCAGTTTAGCGGCCGACTTCCTAAGATTGGGGAGATTGTCTCAATCAAGTGGGGGAAAGGCCGCAGCAACAGCCAGAACGCATTTTTGTGGCTGTTTTATGGGTGGATTTTAGAAGTCGGTGGATTAAAAGACGACTTTGATACCGCAGAAGAACTGCACGAAACGATGAAGCTGGCGTTCTTGTCGAAGAAAATCTTTGCCAAGAACGGCCAGCCGCTAACAAAAATAGGATCAACAACGACTTTAAACAAGGACGAATTCAGTCAGTTTTTCGAGAAGGTAAACAAGGCCGTGATTGAATATTATGGAGTTGACACGTCGCAGTTTCTTAAAGATTACGAAGAATTTTACTCACCACATGGGAATTAAAATGAGCAAAACAGATTCAATCAAAAGACTCAAAGATCAAGTCCGTGAATGTCTCGAAGAAAATCCAGAAACACGAAACAGCGACCGCTCTCTTGCCATCGCCGTACTCCAAAAATTCTACGACATCGGCGAAACGATGACGATGCAGCAATTTTTTGACGTTCCTAATTTCGAGGGAATTGCCCGCTGCCGCCGCAAATTTCAAGAAGCGGGATTTTACCCGCCGACAGATAGGAAGATCGCTCTCGAGCGCGGCTGGCTACAAGAAGACTGGCAGAAAGCAATGGGGTATAACCCGCTCCAAAAAGATCCAGATGATTTTTTTGGCCATGCAAAAATCGATAGGATGATGCAATGAACGGCGCCGAGATAAAAGAGCTGCTCAAGAAAAAGCACAAATACGGTGCTGTTCGCTGCGGCGGCTTTCACTCTAAACTCGAGGCGTATGTCCATCAAATATTATTGTTCCGCGAGAAGGCAAAAGAGATAATGGACATTCGCTTCCAGCAGACGGTTCATTTAACACGCGCCGATATTCACTGGGCATGCGACTTCTCTTTCATTGTCGTAAAGACAGGAGAAAAAATGTTTTGTGAAGCAAAGGGAGCCGAGGATGCGAGGTTCAGCATTATCAAAAAGCTATATCGTTTTTACGGAAAAGATCCGCTTGAAATATGGAAAGGCCACTGGTCTTCCCCGTATCTTGACGAAATAATAATTCCAAAAATTGAGGAATCAAAATGAACAAAGCTGAGAAGCCCGAGTTTGAGAAGATTGCTGAACAATGCCTAACAGGAAGTCACACAATAGAAGCGTGGATTGAAGCGATTACTAAAGCCCTTGAAACAGCCTACCTATTAGGGCGAAAGGCTCAGATGGAGCATGACGCTGAAAGGGTTGAATCATTACCTGTTGATGCTACTCCGAAAGAGATAGCCCAAGCCATCCGAAACCAAGGAGTGTGAAATGAGCAAGGCTAAAAGGACGGATAAACTCACGGCGAGAGAGAAGCGGATTGCCGTCATCGCTTACGATCAGGGGTATTACGATAAGAAAAACAGAGATCATCCAACATGGAGATTGGATTTGTACCATATGTGTAGCATCGGTGAAAACGACGTAGGGAAGTACGCAATGGACGCAAAGGAGTCGAAACATGACTGAATCACAGATGATTATCAAAGAAATGTTTGATTTTGTGATTGCCGTTGGGAATATGGGCATAGCAATAATGTTCGGATTTACCATTGGATTTTGGATAGGGAGGGACAAATGACACCGAAAGATTCTAAGTGTTCGCATGATCGTGGAGAGTATTGGGAGTCGAAAGACAAGCACGGAACTTTGCGTGATTACAAAAGCAATAATCCAACTTGTACATTCTGCAAGCCCGTTGAGCCACCGATTGTAATAGGAACAAGCGGAGTTAAAAAGATTATTGGGTTGAAGCCCGTTGAGCATAACATGGATTGTACCGCTCTTAGGAGTTCTGGAATATCTAAAGAGTGCGCTTGCAACCCTGCTCCATTGGATGGGGTTAAGCGGTGGGATGTAATTGCACTTATTCACAAAGTTGGACGCACACACGAAGAATGTATCGTTGAAGAACATGAAAATATAAATGGGCGAATGGTTCTTTGGGCTGACCACGAAGCCGCTTTGAAAGCCGAGCAAGAAGCTAAAGCTAACGTGATGTTTTTAAATGATAAGTTTGCCGAGAAGATTCAGGCTCTTGAGTCCGCTTTGAAAGCCAAAGAGGAGGAGATTGTATCTCTAAATAAAAGATACAACCTTTTAAACGATATGCACCTGCCAGTTATTTGGGCAAATGATTCTTTGAAAGCCCAGCTCAAGGACAAAGACGCTAGGATTGCTTACTACAAATCAGAAAATGAAAAACTTACTCAGCAGAACAACGACAAAGATTGGAAGCTGTCTGACAAAGACGCTAGGATTGCGGAGCTTGAAGCTG